ATTGACCCCCTCCAGCACGGCCTGCTCCAGCTTGGCCTCGCTGATGGTGTGGGGCGAACAGGCAGCGGTATCGGAGCGATGGGTAATACAGCCATAATAGTGGTAGGTTTTGCCGTCATAATAGGTGGTCTTGCGCACCATGCCGCCCTTGCAGTCCCCGCAGCAGAGAATCCCCGCGAACGGATGCACCGCCTTTTTCCCGGGGGCTGTGCGGGTATCCGTCCGCATCAGGCGGGCCGCAAGGTCAAAGTCCTCCCGGCTGATGATGGCCTCATGGGTATCCTCCACGCGCATCCACTCTTCGGGCGGCCTATAAACGACGGTTTTGACCTTATAGTTAGGCGTGGTGCGCTTTCCCTGTTCCATGACGCCAAGATAGACCTCGTTTTGCAGAATGCGCCGCACAGCCGTGGCCGACCACCTGGTTTTATTGTGGACCCGATAGCCGGACTTATATTTCATGCCCCTGCTCCGCTTGTACTCCATAGGAGAGGGGACGCCCAGGGTGTTGAGTTCATCGGCAATGGCCTGGCAGCTCATACCGGAGATCCGCCGGGCAAAGATCTCCCGCACCACGTCGGCGGCCTCGGGGTCCACGACTAATCTGTTTTTATTTTCCGGGTCTTTGGAATAGCCGTAGGCGGCGAAGGAGCCGATGAACTCCCCATTGCGCCGCTTGACGTCAAAGTGGCTGCGTACCTTGATGGACGTATCCCGGCAGTAGGAGTCGTTGATCAGATTTTTGAAGGGCAGGATCAGGCTGCTGGAGGCGTCCAGATGGGCGGTATCATAACCGTCGTTGATGGCGATAAAGCGCACGCCCAGGGCTGGGAACAGTTTTTCAATATACCGGCCCGCCTCAATGTACTCACGGCCGAAACGGGAGAGATCCTTGACAATGACGCAGTTGACCTTCTGTTCTTTGACCGCCTCCAGCATCTCCTTAAAACAGGGACGTTCAAAGTTGGTGCCGGTGTAGCCGTCATCGTAGCCCTCCATCACCAGCTTCAGCTCCGGGTGCTGTCCGATATAGCTGTGGATCAGGTCCCGTTGGTTTTTGATGCTGTCGCTCTCTATCTTATCGCCGTCCTCTTTCGAGAGCCGGCCGTAGGCATAGCAATAAAAAAGCTCCATGAAAATACCTCCTGACTGATTCCGCAAATGCGGTCATAAGCCAGAAAAGATCATGAAGCAAAAATCCTTATTCTGATTTAGTCCGCATTCACTATATCATCTTTTCCGCTCCATGTAAAGCGCGAGTTTTAGCGGCGTTGTCCTTTAGAATGGCTGCACGGCGTTCTCCTCCACCGTGCCGTATTGTTCCCGCCACTGCTCCGGCGTCAGTTTTGACCGCTCATAGCAGAACAGGCGGCCCAGCACACACTCCCAGCCGCGCCGGGCGCAAATATCTCCGTTTGGCGTTTTCATGGTATATCGCTCCCAGGAAGTCCTGCGCCGTCCTGTTTCGGCATCCTCCGGAGCGACACCGGAACGTTCATATTCGTAAAGGAGCCGTACCGCACGGTCATAGCCATACCGGGCCGTTACGGAACCGTCTTTATGGAAAATCAGGCTGCTTGTGAAACCGGCCGCAACTGAATCGTTCCGCATGTCGGCCGCCTCAGAACTTTTCCAGGCACTCTTCCAACACTGACTGGAGGGAAGCCGTGCCGGTAAAGCTGGTCTTAACCAAAAGATCGCCGCAGCGGTAGACGAAGGGGTTCCCATTCATCTGCCGCGCCACGTCCAACAGGCGCTCGGCGGGCGAGAGGTCGGGGTTCACCGTGATGCCGCGGATATCCGCAGCCGCAGCCGGGTCGATTTCCCGAATATCCACGCCTTTTAACTTTTGATATTCTTCCGTTGAGATTTTCCCGTCCCGCATGGTAATCTCCTCCTTGTCCCATATGTATTTAACGATATGAAGCGGAGCAGCCGGCTATGACGGCCATCTCCTGGACAAAAGGAAATGCCCCCCGGAAATACACCCGGAGAGCACTCTTTTTTGACAGTCTGGTGATACCAAAAGAAGATGTTTCAGAAGCACACCGGCCTCCGAAACATCCTCTTTTGGTAGCTTAATTATAACACATGAATATCTTTCAATGGAAGACCAAAATTATTTCATTTTTCGCCACTCAGCGGTCAGTCCGCGTTCAAAATTCAGTCGTCCCACTCCAGTACAACGCCGGCGCTTTGCAGTGCCAGGTACATCTCAGCCAGATCTTCGATTGCTTTCTGGCGGTACCTTCGGAATGTGCTCTCACTCAGGCCGAGTTCCAGAATGATATCTTTCCGCTCCTTTCCCCTGATATATAATTCCTGTATGATCGTTGACAGCGGCTTGGGGAGCTGAGACACACAATAGCCCAGACGATATTGGACCCGTTCCAGCCGCTCCAAATCGGTTGAGATGGTCTCAATCTGTTCACGGTTCTGACGCGCAGCCTGATCCTCATAGTTCAAAGCGATATGATAGGTCTTGTCCGAGATATGCCCGCAGACCGGCGCACCGCCGTCTGTATTTCTGGAATAGGCCATTGCCTCCAGCATTTCCTCGGGTGTCACCTGATTGGGGTGGTACCATTCATGGCGCAGCAAGGCGATTTTCTTTTCCCGAAAGGTATACCCTTCCAACAGTTTCACGATTTTGTCCTGCATTTCCTTCATAATTTCCCTCGCTTTCTCCTTTTCCTGCTTCTATCTATTGGGCTTAAAGAAGATCACACTTTTATAAGTGAAAGCAATTTGCTGAAATTATGAGTAGTCTTTCTAAAGATGTAAAAAAGGATCGAATCCGCCAAGAAAACAATAGCGTATATTTATATGGGAAATGTAATAATTTCTTCTTTATTTTTTCAACTTAACGACTGTTTTCTCCATAATTTGACACCGCTAATGC